TTGTTATGAAAATGTTCCAAATAAAAAGTTACATTATTTAAAAAATGACTCGGAAAAAAATTATATGGTTCTAACCATAAATAAATGGGAGACCGAGAGCATCAAAACAGATTCATTAATATACTCCTTAAATAAATTATTCACAATTAGGGAACAGTTAGAACAAAGGGGTATTGATTTAAAATACACATCAAAAAATGATGGAGACTTTGATAATTTATATGAGAATTGGTCGGGAATTAAACGACACTTTTCGAGAGGATATAAGTTAAAATACAATTTACCTGAAGAATTTATTAATGACATTGAAAGAGAAATTGTAATTGATGGTGAAATTTTTAAACCAAAATTAATTTTAAATGAGGATGACTTTAGAATTGAGGGTCACAAAATGAAAAACTGTATGTCAAAACAGTTTCCACACGGAGCCATTTATATTTTTGTGGCGATACAACTTAATCGGAAAAGAATCAATCTACAATATCGAAAAGGACACCTAATCCAATCATTTGGAAAGGCCAACACACCAGTCAATAAAATTTTTAATGAGGCCACCACAATTTTAACCTCAAGATTTAAACATCACACAAATATTGAGTGGAAAAAAGAAAAATATTCAATCATAACTAATTGATTTTCAATATATATTTTAATTAAAAATATATTCTTATTTTTTTTGGAATTTCATAATTAATACTTAATTTTGTTTCATCACTAAACAATAAACAACATGAAGTATTTTTCCGTGTGTAGCGGTATTGAGTCCGCTACCGTAGCTTGGTCCCCATTAGATTGGGAATGTGTGGGTCTTTGTGATTTTGCATCCTTCCCACAAAAAGTATTATCTCATCATTATCCAAGTACAAATTTATTTTCAGACATCACTAAACTAAACGAGCATGAAAGCTACAAAAAAATCAAATTCAACTTATTGGTCGGAGGAACGCCTTGTCAATCTTTTTCCGATGCAGGACTCAACAAAGGAATGGATGATATCCGTGGTAGAGTCTCCCTTGAATATGCAAGAATTCTTAAAGAAAAACAACCAAGATGGTTCATTTGGGAAAATGTCGAGGGCGTTTTTAAAAACAAACACAAAAAAGCCTTATGTGAAATCATCTCCTCTTTCACAGGTGTTGACTTCAAACCAGAAAGTCTTGACAAACAAGGTGTTGTCCAAGGTGAAGAATACTCAATCGCTTATAGGGTTTTCGACAGCCAATACTTCGGAGTTCCCCAACGACGCAAAAGAATCTATATTGTCGGATATCGTGGAAAAAACTGGAAAATCCCATTCTCAGTATTATTTGAGCAAGGATGTTTTGAAAGCGTTGAAGAAAAGAATAGAATCAAGAGGGATGAGTACACCCAAAATATTCTTGGACAAATTAAACTCGCTGGTACGGTAACTAAATCTTATGCTCAAACATTGGTCGATGGTTTTGGTAAAGTATCAACATCAAACTATTGGGCGGATAAAGAAGGTATTAGAAGGTTTACTGAACGTGAATTAGAAAGATTACAAGGGTTTCCTGATGGTTACCTTGATTTTGAAATTAACGGTAAAAAACCAAGTTATTCTTCCGTTAAAGGGGCTATTGGTAATTCAATGACTGTCAATGTAATGTATTGGATTGGACAACGAATTAATTTCATTGACAATTATGTGGAATCTAAAAAGATTTTGAAATCCAAGAAAAATTAACTATATTAGATTATGCAAGAAAAAGAATCAAAAACAAATAGTCATTTTTGGATTAGTATTATAAAGTCCATCATAAGATTTGGAGCATGTTATTTTTTATTTAATGGTGACCTTAAAAGTTCGGCATTGTTATTCGTATTAGCTGAAGGTTTAGGTATTGCCGAAGAAATATTTTAAATATGAATCATTATTTAACTCACGCATTCGTAAAAAAATTAAAAGATGAAAACAACAGAAAGGCCAACGAACAACTTCGACACGGTAGTGTTCAAAGAACTGAACTTCCAACCACACCCGATGGGGATAGGAAATCAATGTATAGTTCAGTTTCCAAATGGTTACGGAGCTAGTATTGTAAAAGGTGAACATACTTACGGAGGTAAGAATGGTTTATATGAAATTGCCATCTTTGGTAAAGATGGTGAAATATCATATAGTACACCAATTACAGATGATGTACTTGGTTACCTTTCGGAAGAAGATGTGGAAAAAACATTGACTGACATTAAAAATTTAGACTAATGACAACCGAAACTAAATTTAGAGCGGGGTTAACGATAACATTAATAGGTTTGACCATAATGACGTTTGAATATTTTGAGAAGGACAGAGTTTATCAGGAACTTAAAGTATCAACATCAAAACAAATTGATAGTCTTCGTGATGAATCCTTTATTCATTTTATCGAAGCGGGTAGATATGAAGTTGCTTTAGAAATTTATAAAGAAACAAATCCCAAGGCAGTTCAAGAAATAGAATTAATTAAAGCAACACAAACAGAGTAATATGAGTGAAAAAAATACAAACTTTCATATTGGTAATGGATCTTATATTAATATACAAACTAGTTCGATAATCAAACTAAGTGAGGAGTTTGTTGTGTACACCGAAGACGGACCAATTTCATTAACAGTAGATATTGTTGCAGATTTTGCAAAAATAGAAAAAAAACATCATGAGATATTTTTTAACGTACTATCTTCAAAATATTTAAACAAAGCGTCTTTTGGTGATAACCCCTTCTCAGAATGCAGACCCATTGTTAAAAGAAAGTGGTGGCAATTTTTTAAACCTAAATTTGTGGAATTATGACAACAGTTGAAATTATTGGTTCATTAATGATTCTTAGTGGAATTTTAATTGGGTATAGTATGTATACCGCACCTGAAATGGATGAAAATGGTAGAATAACAAAACCAGGTAAAAAACTTAGAGACTTATTTAAAAAATAAAATATGATATTTATCATATAATCAATTCACATGGCATACGGAGATAAGGTAATAGACCATTTCAATAACCCACGAAATGTAGGAACTTTGGATAAAAGTAAATCCAATGTAGGTACGGGATTGGTGGGTGCACCCGAATGTGGTGATGTAATGAGATTACAAATTGAGGTTGTTGACAATATTATTGTCGACGCAAAATTTAAAACCTTTGGATGTGGTTCAGCAATCGCAGCGTCTTCTTTAGCCACCGAATGGTTGAAAGGAATGTCAATAGATGACGCTATTAAAATGGATAACATGGAGTTGGTTGAGGAACTATCATTACCTCCAGTTAAGATACATTGTTCAGTATTAGCAGAAGATGCTATCAAAGAAGCAATAAAAGATTATAGACAAAAGCAAGGATTACAGGAATTAATCTTTGAAAAACCTAATAAATAAAAAACAAAAAATAACATATGAGTTTTATTATCGGTAAGGCTTGTGTTGATTGTATGGACACCGCATGTGCAAATGCCTGTCCAGTTGACTGTATTCACGGACCAATTAATGTTGATGGTTCAGGTTCTGAAGTTGAAAAAGATGGTAGAGAATCGTTTCCTGGTGGACAACTTTATATAAATCCAGATACCTGTATAAATTGTGGAGCGTGTGTTCCTGAATGTCCCGTTAGTGCAATTTACGAAGATGAAGATTTGGCAATAAAATCGGGTGAAGAAGAATACGTTCATAAAAATTATGAATTTTTTGGTTTAAAATATAATTAAAATGGTTACGGTCTCAGAGAAAGCACTTGAACATGTTATAGAATTAATGATGAATCAGGGGATAAATCCTGATACTCATTATCTTCGTGTTGGCGTTAAAGGAGGTGGTTGTAGTGGATTATCATATGCGATGGATTTTGATGACACAATCACAGACATGGATGAAATCGTTGATTTAAACGCGTTGAAGGTGATTATAGATAAAAAATCAGTTTTATATCTCTACGGTACTGAATTAGATTATTCCGATGGATTAAACGGAAAAGGTTTTAATTGGATTAACCCACAGGCAAGTCGAACTTGTGGTTGTGGTGAGTCATTTGCACTCTAACATTTTTTTTTCTCGTTTATTTTTTTTATATTATACCTATGAAGGTATTAGAATTATTTGCCGGTAGTCGTTCAGTTGGTAAGATTGCCAAGGAACTTGGAATGGAGGTTTTTTCTTCCGATTTAATTGAATTTGAGGGTATTGATTACCCTATTAGTATATTGGACTTTGATGTCACAAAAGTCCCGTTTAAACCTGATATTATTTGGGCATCACCACCATGTACGGGATTTAGTGTTGCGGCAATAGGACATCATTGGACAGGGGGTAAAGGAGCATACATCCCTAAAACGGATACCGCTCGACTAGGTATTGAATTAGTTAAGAAGACATTAGAAATCATCAATCACTTTCAACCAGCATATTGGTTTATGGAAAACCCGCGTGGAGTTCTTCGTAAATTAGACGTGGTTAAAGGATTGAAAAAGAATTCTGTCACATACTGTCAATACGGAGATGAACGAATGAAACCAACCGACATATGGACTAACAGTGACGATTGGATTTCAAAACCTATGTGTAAGAATGGTGACCCTTGTCATGTTGCCGCACCAAGAGGTTCTCGCACTGGTACTCAAGGTAGAGCGAATGCTTATGAAAGAAGTAAAATACCTGAAGACCTTTGTAAAGAAATATTAAAAAGTTGTTTGTAATGGATATAAAAAAAATATACATAAGTGGAGGTAGTCAATGTATTGGAGGTGGATTTAATTGGCCTGAAGTTAAAAAAGTTTATAAAGAAGTTTTCAATTTGGAAATTGAAAATCATTTAGATGTTGCATACCCAACTATTGTTGGTAAACACTTTAATGTACCAGTGGTAAATGAAGGAGACTTTGGTGGATCTGTACATAGATTATTAAGACTAACTTATGATTACATATTTAAAAATATTAATGATTTAAATGATACCTTATTCATCATTGAAATACCGCCAGGTTGGAGAGAAGAAGTCTATTCAAATGAATTAAAACGTATGGTTAATATGACAATAGGAAATATATTGTCACCTGATGACCCAACAGATTTTGCTGGTGGTCATGACAAAAAAGATTTACATAAAATACATAAAGTTATATCATCATATTTTGAGGCGTTTGTTGATTATGATTTAGAATTAGATAAATGGATGAGAGGAATATTGGGATTACTTTCTTATTTTAAATTAAATAACCTAAAATACATATTGATTGATACTGGAGATTTCCAACATTTTTTATTTAGAAATAAAGTAAAAGGTGATTACAATTATATTTGGTTTGAAGGGCCAAATTGGCCATATAACACCACACCAATGACCCATTGGTTAACTGAACAGAAATTATTAATTAAAGATGAAACTAATGGTTTGGCAACAGATGAACATATGGGTATTGAAGCACACAAAATAGTTGCCAACAGTATTATAAATTATATAAATGAAAAGTTATAAATGAATATTAAACACCCGTTAGTTAAGGGTAAAGTAAAAGAAATAAAACCATTCATCTATTGTGTTGAGGTAGATGATGATTACGATAGGGCAATGTTGTTCTGTCGATACCAAGAGTTCTACGAATCCCCATATAAAAAATTCAGAGGTAAACGATTTACTTGGATGGAATATATGAGACATTATAAATTAGCATGGAAGAAAAAAACATTTACATACCCTGACGATTGGTCTGGTTATAACATTCCAAGTAATGTTATGGATAAAGCAAACAATATATTCTACAAAGATACCGAATATGATGTTATTATGAACGACATTTATTTTTATTGTGCGATTGATTCACAAAATAAAAATAACGGAACAAAATGTAATTGGTATTTGATTGGCGCAAGTTCAAAAGATAAAGGAACAACTAATCACGAAATTGCCCACGGTTTATATTTCACAAATGAAGACTATAAAAAGAATGTTACCAAGTTAATTAAAAATATTAAACCAACTCACTACGAAAAATTAAAAAAGAAATTAATTAAGATGGGTTATGTTGATGATAAGAAAATCATTGATGATGAAATTCATGCGTTTATGTCAACAGGTTTATATAATGGATTGAATACAAAAGAATTAAAAGTATACGAAAAGGAATTTAAGAAGAATTTTAGTAACTTTACAAAATGAGACAGAAGATAATATTCATTGACATTGATGGACCCTTAGCTTGGGGAACTTGGAATGAGGGTCCCGTAACAATAAATGGTGGTAGACACGGAGAATTTACAATTCCATATCCTTGGGTTAAAGAAGATTGTGATGCTCTTAAAATTATATTAGAAGAAACTAATGCGAAGTTAGTTTTAAGTTCTGATTGGAGATTCCAATTTGCATTTAGACAAATGAAAGACATATTTCAACATTATGGAATTCACCCATCAAATCTTTTGGATATGACATGTCAGTTCTCTTTGTGGAATAAGTTGAGTAGAACATCATTAGAACACGAAAGAGCATTACAGATTGTTAAGTGGGCTAAAGATAATAGGACATCTAATTGGATTGCCATTGATGATTTGGATTTATATCACACATTCAAATGGTTAACAACAAAGACACCGATGTGGAGACATGTTCAAGTGGATGGTGACCATGGAGTTGGTGGTAGGTTGAGAGATAAAGTTGAAGAATGTATACTTAAATTAAACAGATAAAATGAAAGCACAAATAATTGTATTCGCAATAATATTCCTATCACTTACTCCAATAGTAATTTTATGGATTAAAGGGATGGAGTTTATGAAAGAAAACCATCCAGACTACACAGGAGACGATTTATTTGGTTCGTTTGATGATGAAGAAGAAAATGAGAACGATAAACATCAAATTATGTAATTTCTGTGTATTTATATTAATATGAAAAGGTCGTTACAAGAAGATTTAAAAAGAATTCACACACTTACTTATGGTAAAACTGTAATTGAAGAGGGATTTTTAGATAATATTTTAAGGTCAGTTGGGTTAAAGAAGGACGACAAGAAGATTGATGACCCAATGAAGGCCGATTTAGTTACCTCTGACGTTAACGATTTCTTTTTGTCATTACAAAAGGCGTCACAATCTGGTTTAAGTCAACAACAAAAAGGCGGAATGACATTTCAAAAAGACGTTGAGTCTATGCAAATAGGGTTAATGTTATTAGGATATGAATTACCAAGACATGGTGTTGACGGATTGTTTGGACCTGAAACTGCGGCTGCCGTTACTAAGTTTACAAATGAGAAGGTAGGTAATGTTAAACCTGTTAATGAATCCGTTAGTTTAGTAAGTCAAGGTGGTGGAATTATAGGTAAACCTGGTCAAGGTACACATAACGCAAATGATTGGGCTAGTGGAAATGCTTGGGATGTGACCGGTCCTGTCGGTAGTCAGGTATTTTCAATTACCAATGGCGTTGTTGAAAAAGTTAAAAAAAGTGG